GACTGCCAGTCAACAACCTCGTTTTCCAGTGCATCTACCGTTGTCGGCTTTAGTTGGGTTCCGTCAACGCGCAAAGACAGGATTTCGGCAATGGCGCAGTCTGCCGGAGGCGCAATCTCGTACTCCTCATCGGTCGCCACGGTATTGAACGGGTCCAATTCCTCGCGCAGATACCGGGATTCACCACAGAACCGGATACAGGTACTGCGAACAGCCTCAGTGATCATGGGCGTAGGGCATTCCGGCACATGAATCTGCACGGCGGGTAGCCATTGGGTGTAGGCGACGGCGGTCATTTCGGTTTAACCCCCGGATTGGCGGCGGCGTCGGCCTTGGACTTGACGCCCAGCAGATCAAAGAACGTGGATTTGTGGGCCTGGGCTGCTTGGTAATTTGGGCTTGCCTCGTCATCGGACGATAGCAGCCGGTACAGCATCCACTCCTGTACCGCCGGAGCAAAGAAGTCATCCACCGGGAAGGTGTCGGTCGTGGCGGAAATGGCGGTCAGCGTCTTGACGTAGGTCAGTTCCACGCCAATGACGGGAGCGCCACTGGCCGGAGGAAACACCCAGAACTCACGCGGAGCGATGGGGTCGTAGAAGTATTCGCGGATGATGGTCTGCCCGGTCTGTTCGTGCCATTCCGGAAATATCATGTCCTGGATATTGATATCGGATTTTTTAATGACGCGTCCGGCGCTGCTTAGTCCGTCCTCGCCTCTGTTGCGGATTACCTTCAGCAGCCGCACCCCGTCTGTCGGGATGGTCTGCTTTGTTCCTGCGGTCAACAGGTGTGTAGTGGTCGCTGCGGCGGCGTCAGGCCGTACAGCAACCAGCGCACGCAGGGCATCATCAAGACAATCTATCTTCCATGACGCAGAAAACCATGTGCTATTGGGGTCGTTGAGCGAACGGTTTACATTGTCAATGATATCACTGCATAGCATGACTCATCCCTCATGCTCGCGCCTTGTCGCTGGTAGGCGATAGGGAATCCCCTTTTTCGCGAACACCAAGGATGTCGAAGAATGATTTCTGCCGTTGCAGAGCTTTGTTGTAGTTAGGGGCTTCGTCGCCGTCGCTGCCCCACAGCACATACAGCGCCCATTCCTTGACGGCCACGCTGTAGGAATCATCCAGCGGGAAGGCATCCCCTGCCAATGCAACCTCGGGAACGCTTCGCTGATAGACAACTTCTACATAGCGGTTTGTTGGTGTCGCTGGTGCACCTGGAAATATCCAGAACACCCGCGGGTTGAATGTGTCGTACCCGTATTCCAGCACTTCGTCCCCGGTAGTGGTTTGCCAGCTCTGGTTGCTGTCAGTCAGGCGATCCACATTCATCAAACGGACGGCCTTGCCGACGGTCGTGCCGCCAGAGCCTGTCATGTTGCGTGTTACCCGAAGCAAGCGCATACAATCAGCAGGCAAGCTCTGCCTAGCCCCAGCCACGAGAGTCGCGTTTGAGGTATAAGCGGTGGAGTCTGCCCGGTAAAGGGATGTGGCGCGAACGCCTTCGTTCAGTGCCGCTATCTTCTGCGCCAGGCTGAACACCACATCGTTCGGGTCGTTAATAGCCGTGCGCAGCGCGTCTATAATTACAGAACTAAGCATACATCCTCCGACTCATGTCTATTTCGTGCTTCTGCATTAAAGACGATGCCGCATGGCCCGCCATATCATTTCTTGTCAGCAGCAGTCCGTTGCTCAACATCCAGCTTGGCTTCCCGCACACACTCAACCAGCGCCATCCGGATCAGGCCGACAGCCGTCTCGCGGGCTGGCTTGACATCAATTGCCCATTCCGACTTCAGGAACTCAGCAATCTTGGTCTTGTTGGTTGGCGATACGTCCAGAACACGAGTGGCAAAGGCTTCAAGCCACTTGTTGTCCACAGCGTCAGGGTTGACAGTGTGCAGCGATTCAAACGCATCGGCATACACGTCAGCCTTGCCGCCATCGGCAACGGAATCATCTTCTTCATCGGGATATGGCGCACCGGCAATGCGGTAGGCTTCAGGGATGCCCAGCAGACGCTGCACATGCACGGGGTTTTCAACCTCGCACTCATGCGGCATATCAAGGACATCGGATTCCGGCTTGAAATGGTATTTCACTTCGCGAGGCTTATGGCCAAACGTGATGACGGAACCACCCTTTCGCTTTATCAAGCACTCGATCTTCATGGCTTATTCAACCTTCTGCTTCGGACGGTAGCAGATCAGGACAGCCATCTTTGCGTTGGCCGCAATCGCCTGTCCAGAATCGGCAGAGGTGGTGATTTCCACGCCAATGCCTTGGTCGCTTGTGGAAACTGCGTAGCCAGTAGCGCCGACAGTATCCAGACGCTTGATGGCAGCAGTTGCCAGGGAGCCGGTAGCAATCACCGCGCTCGATACAGCCGTGGGCGCAGTCGTGCTATCCAGAATGCCTACCTTTCCGGCCGCACTGGTCCCACAAGCAGCGGTATCCAGAACGATGTCAGTGATTGCATAACCGGCAGGCAGTTGCGCCAAGCGGATGACATCACCAGACAGCAGGCGGGTGTTGGCCGACGGCGACCAGTAGGCGCGGAACGACAGGCTGTCACCGGCCTCGGTAGAGGTAGGCATCGGCTCCTGATATTGCGGGGAGGTGTAAACGGTCATTTCGGTTCTCCGTGAGGATCAGGGAAACCCTGAACGCGGGTTAGGCGTTCGGGTCTACCGCATAGGTGTCAATGGCGATGCTCGACACGTTCTTGGAGTTGAACATGGGCCGCTTGACGTTGAGGATGGAGTTGGTGGAGATCACCAGACGGTTGTTGTCCACGTCGGTGTACTTCTCCTCCCAGGCGAAGCGCAGGCCGTCACCCGGAGATCCGAACGCGGCAACCAGCGCCTGACGGCCCATCAGGGACGCACGGGCAGCGGCAAGGTTAGTACCAGCGCCGTAGTCGCTGAACTTCGTAACCTTGTTGTGCTTGTGCAGGATGGCCCCGCGATATTCGCCCAGCGCACCGGTGACGATAGGCGACTTGTTGCCGACCGCCTGAGCCAGCGACTTCTGGATGTCCATCCAGCCGTTGGTGCCGGTGGAGGTCCGCAGGTTGTGTTCCTGGAAGTCGTGCATGATGACCACGAAGTATTCGCGGCTACCCATCTTCAGGGGAACGACACGCTGCAAGTCAGTGACGCCGCCGCCCATCGTGTTGGCCTTGGTAATCACCTTGTCGATCACGCCCAGGGTCATGCCGTCGGTGTTGGCGATGGATGCCTTGGAGGTGGCAGAACCGCCGTAAACGATGTGGCTGGAGTCCGGAGCGGTCAGGGTGTTACCGGCGTAACCGGTGAAGGTGGTCGGCTCGATGTAGTCATCGTTGACGCCGCGTGCGCCCGACAGGTGCATGAAGCTGATCTCGTCGAACAGACGGGACCACCAGTCCTGCAGTTTTTCCTTCGCGATCACGCGCAGGTCGTTGACGGTGCGCTTGCGGGTCATACGACCGCCAGCGTCCACGGCATGACGAATCTGGGTCACGCTGATGCTGTCGCTGTAGGAGCGCAGGGACTCTGCGTTGCCTTCCAGGTTGTCATCTTCCAGCGTGGGACGGCCCTTCAGCTGCACATACAGGTCGTAATTGACCGTATCGCCATCGTCCTTTTCGAGGTCGGTGACAAGCTGCATGGGGGAGTTGGGGGTGCGGTTCTTGGAACCCGCCGCCATGAAAGTCGAACCCCAATAGGAGCCGAAAATGGCGTCGTCGAAAAGCGCCCCAGCAAATGCCTTTTTAGTTTGGGCATTTCCGGTGGCAATGGTGGTCTGGCCCATCTTGAGTACCTCTCACAGTTGCTGATGTGAGGCACTCTTGCGCCGGGCCGGGGTCATTCCCGGCGACTTTGACAATCGCGTCCGAGAGGATTTCCACTCGGACCTTGCGACTACCTTTTCTCTCAAGAAGATGAATGCGGTGGTCGCCTATCACAATCGTACCACCGATTTCAACATCTCGAAACAATCTTGTTTGTTTTCCCATGGCTAGCTCAGGCTGCTCAGGTAGGCATCGCGCTGGTCTTGTGACAACTTGCTGTATGCGGCCTCGTAAGCCGGACCGCTCAGGTTCGACAGGTGGGCATACGGCGCATCATCGTTGTTTGGCAAAGCAGCCTGCATCATGCCAAGCGTCGGCGGTATGTTGGGCTGCGGCTTGGGTGCTTTGGCTTGTGCCGCCGGTGCAGCTGCAGCCGCCGGTGCCGACATACCAGTCATGGCGCGGTAGGCGTTGCTGGCAATGGCGATGATTTCAGCCGGGGTCTTGTTCTCGTTCGCCTTCAGGCCCACGGCGAACTGGATGGCGTTCTTCAGGCCGTCGTGATGCTCACCCGCCGCGTTGAAGATTTCATTGCCTGGATCTTTCAGGAAGTCGCTGGCGGCGATGTACCACGGGTCGCTGGCGGCAGATGCATCCTGAAGCTCAACTTCCTTCTGCTCCAGAACCTGCGATGTCATCAGCTGGCTGGCTTCGATGGCTTCGATGTCTCGCATCAAGCGGCGCTTCTCGATTTCGTATTTGGCCTGGTTGATCTCGCCGTTTTCCAGCTGGTCGCCCAAGTCAATCACCTTGTTCTCGGCATCCGCCAGCCGGGTCGCCAGTTCGGTAGCCTGCGTGGTCAGGGCCAGGATTTCGCCTGACAGGGCTTCCTCATTCGCTTCGGTAGCCTCCACCGTGTCGGCATGAGGAACGTCAGCAGCAGGAACCGGCTCATCGGGCAGTTCTTCGCCGCTCTCCATCGCCTCCATCAGCTTCTTGTAGTGGTCGCGGCCTTCCTGCTCGGCGGGGCTGAAGTCGCCCTCCATCCGGGTGTCTTCGTCCTTGGCGGGAGACGCCGGGACAGCAGTGGATTCAGGAACAGACGGTACAGTTTCGGGCGCGTTTACTTCGGTGTTCATATCTTCGGTTTTCATTGCTGCATTGCTCCGGGAGGACTCAAAATGCTGTTGATGTTGGTGATGAGGTCATCGGCCACGGCAGTGATGCCGGGGTTTGTTGCTGCCAGCCCAGCGGAAGCCATCGCCTCCTGAAGTGCCTGCATCTTGTCGCGCAATGCCCGTGCCGACTCGGAGTCAGCCCCGGCGTGCGCCTTGTTCGCTTCGCCTTCCAACTTGGATATTTCAGCAAGCAACTTGCGCTTGGCCAGTGCGTCCTGCTCTTGCTGCTGCGCCTGCTGCGCCTCCTCGCGCTGCTTGCGCTGGTCATCGGGTTCAGCCGGGTCCGGGGATCCGGTGATACGCCGCATCTGCGCCAGCAACTCGTCCTTGTTCGGCAGGTCGGTAAGCTCGATGCCCATCTCGATCATGGAAATACCCAGCATCGGGTTGCCGGTGTGCTGCGCAATCTGACCGGCAGCGGAAAACATCTGCTCGGAGAGTGAGGCGCGGATGGTGGCGCGGTAGTCCTGACGGTCCACGATGAAGTCGGACTTGCTGCGGGTGATGTCGGCATCCGGTGTGCCGTCGTTCACGGACACGAAATCCGGGCGCCCACGCTCACCCGAGATGCGGAACTGCATCGGCTCCGTCATGTACTGCTCGATGAGCGACAGGATCAATTCGCCTTCCAGCTGGAACGACAGCGCATTGGAGTCGAACAGGTTGGTGGTGATGATGGTCCCCTGCTCACTCCGCGCTTGGATGGCCACGCCGGAGGTTGCATTGGTAGGCATGCCCTGGTTCTCGCCGGTCACGCCGGAAACCTGCCGGATATAGGCCGAATCCTGGAAGCCAAACTCCACATGCGCCTGCGACAGCTGCACGTTTTCCAGAATCTCCAGCGACGATCCGCGCTTCTTGCGGATAATCGAGTCAGGACGCGCCATTTCCTCTTCCAGCGTCTTCTGGTCTTCGACAGCATCCTCGTCCATGACTACGCGCCGGGTAGACAGCAGGAACAGTGCCTTGTTGCGGCGCTTGTTCAGGTCGTCCTGCGGGTCGCGCATCGGCTGGATGACGCCGTATGTGCTACCGTCGCGGTCGTTGATGAACGCAATGCGGGGGACGTAAGGGAATCGGTTGTGCGAATACGGGCTGACATCGTTGTGCAGCAGGTGGTTGCGGGTCAGGATGGCGCAGTACATTTGGGAGCGGACGGTATCGACCACGTCCACCAGCCCCATCTGCACGGCTTGAGCATGGCGCGGGTCTTTTGGGTTGAATACGGTCCCGGACAGCGCCCCTTCGCCGCGCATGATCTTCGTGCGGGTGGTCTTCTTGTACCAGACCTCCCACATGCGGATAGCCATGCGCCCATTGCCATAAGTCATGCGGTTGGCAGACAGGCTTCCGCCACCACCGTTCAGTATCCCGGCTGTGATGTAAGCCTCGTTCTGCAACTCCAACTCCAGATCATCGCGTTCCTGCGTCTCTGCCTTGATGAGGTCGGCTTTGCCGGGGAACCACGCAACAGCCTCCTCTTGGTCGATGATGCGGGAGCGGATGATGTATCGACTCCCGGACAGGTCGCTTGAGCGGTCGGTGCTGTCGCGGATGATCTCGCGCCAGTGGACATCCGTGAACGTGATGCGAAACTCTCCGCTGTACGGGTCGGGCCGGTAGCTGATTTCGGTCCAGCCCTCACCCACCTTCACCATGCTGTCGAATGCACGGCTGCGCTTCCAGGCTACGTTGTTGATGTCGGAGATGTACTTGACCAGCTTCGTCTTGCGGACGGCAGGCTCCACGTCGTCTTCGGAGCGCGGGGCAATGCGCCAGTCGAACCGGGTGCGCTTCTCCGAGCCGGTGATCCAGAGGATGGCGGGCTTGATCTCGTTGAACTGGAGGAAGGTTTGCCCACGTTCCTCCATCTCCAGCACCTCATCCTCCGACAGCCCCATGTACTGATGGTCGTCGAAGTAGTCGGCATCGAGGGCTTTGCGGGCGCGCGTCTTGGCCTGGAGCCATGTTTCCCGGTCGATGATGGACAGCAGCCACGAATGGGTATCGTGATCCTCGCCGCCGGTTCCATTCAGCATCTGCCGGTTGTCACCCTCGGCGGGTTGAAACGATTGTTGGCTCATCGCGCATCCACCAGTACCTTGTCGTTGATCTTGACCACCAGTTCACTCAATTCCATCTGGCGCTTGAGTTGTGCGGCTTCTGCAATTCCGTCATCCGGTGGGAACGCCACCAGGTCATCAATGTTGTTCAGCAGCAGGTCGCCACACAGCCGAACGTCGTGCTTGTTGGGTCTGCCGTACAGCTGCACGGCAATGTCGTGGCACAGCATCATCAGTTCGGCATCGTCACGGACGCGCCAGGCTTCCTGCCGGGGGAAGTAATACGAACTGCCAAACCCGAACGACTTCTTCCCGAACACCAGATAGGCGTCCTTCGTGCCGTCCATCGTGGCGTTGACGAGAAAGCAGCGAATATCCGCCTTCCCGCCGACTGGCTTGAAGTTCTGCCCCAGCACGATTTCCGTCACGGCGCTTCCTCCGCGCTTACTTCAACCCGGTCCACGACAACAGCAGGCTTCAGGCCGATCCTGATGGTGATCTCCGGCGAAAGCGGGAGTGTGGCCAGCGTTGAGCATCCGGAGAGCATCATCAGGATGATCAGGTAGCCGATGGCGTGGTATTTCATGTCGTCAGTCCTACAGCAGCATCCAGTCTTCAGCAAGCATGTCGGCCTGC